AGATCTATTAATTCACCATGCGGTCCTCGGACATCATTGTTTGATGTATCAAAAACTGGAAGTCCGAACTCGTCAATAAATCCTTCATAGTTCCACTCCATTGGGATAAACAAAGAATATAAACCACTCTTTGTCTGACCATTTCTATTTCTCTTCGTAACATTGGAGTCATTGTAAAGCTTTTTAAAATTATCACCACCTTTATCTAAAGCATTTGAAGTTGATCCCATCATACACTTACCTACTATTCTACCACCTAACCTTAAACAAGTTTTAGTTACTCGCCAGTTGTTGAGTATGTTATCTGGCCTCTCCCACTTACCACTTTCATCATGCACTAGCAACGCTAGCTTTTCACCATCATAACTGTTATCACCAGTATTCTTCCAGTCAATAGTAGTATCAAGTCCTTGCATATCATCTTCGGCTTCTGTCTCACGCATCTTGCGGCGTGTAAATTTTTTAGCTGGTATACGATAAGCTAGCTCTGACTTAGGTCGATCCATACCATCTTGTATAGGCTTAAAGAAAAACGGATAGTTAATACTTATAGGTACTATCTTATCCGTAAACATTTTCTTTGCGTCAGCTCCGCTTTTAGACAATACCCCAAATCTACTATCACTTGCTAGAGTGGCTAAGTTAACGGTTTCAGCCGAACTCATGAACGAAAAACCAGATCTTCTATTTTTTAAATAGCACATGCCATAGCAACGCTGGTCTGCCTTACAAGCTTCCCAGAATATAAAAAACAACCTATTAGCCTCTCTAAAGTCTGGTGCACCTACATCTATTTTACTCCATTGTAAATAAGTATAGTAGCTACCTGTTAAATAAGTTGGAACGCCGTTATTAGTAAACCAAAAACCATTTTCTCTTCTATCAAACTCTTGATCTATATAACTGTAATGCTTTTCTTTAAAATCTTTAGGATAATCTTCCCAGTCAAATCTAGTTTTTATTTTAGCAAAAGCATTAGGTATTTGAAACTTATGCCACTTTTGTTCTGACTTTTTATTAGAGCATTTATATATATTCTTAGGTGCTTTAGGTAGAGCTATGTTTAAACCTTGTATTTGTACTATATCACCTATTTGGCCAGACTTAGATATAACTACAACATCGCTTTGTTTGTCGTAGCCATACTCCCACTTCTTACCTTTATTAAGCCTGTTTATAGTGGTTAACTTTATTGGCTCTACTATTTTATATAACGACTGCTCGTACATTACTTACTTCTACCTTCTGCAAAACCTTGAAACTTTGGTTTAGCACTTTGTGGTTTATCTAAATCATTTAATATGCGCTCTTCATCTTCAATGCGAGTTAGTATTTCAAACGCATCGAATATAGCTAGCTTTTTTGTAGCTGCTGCATTTTTAAGCCTGTCAGCAGATATATCATCATCTGAGTCTACAATAGGTTCTTCAGCAACTTTTATAAGTTCTTCAACAGCTTTGCGCCCAGCTTGGATTATATTCTTCTTCGTCTCCTTTGTATTCATATTCAATTGTAATAAAACTATTCATAACTCTATATAACCTTTCACCATCTACAACAAACTCGTATTCACTGCTAGGTCTAAAACCTACTAACTGTGTAGGTAAAAACGTACCATCAGAGTATTTAACAACACCCATTAAAGGTACCTCTTGATCTAAGCTATATTTGTTTTTTGATTTTAAAGGTTTAACGAACGTAAACCCAGGCATAGCGTTCCACGTATTATTTCTATAATACATATACACTTGATCTTCAGAAACTAAATACTGATCTTCTTCTAAATAACCTCTAGTATTCTTTTCAATACCTTTAACATTGTGCCACCTTCTAAATACATTATGGTGCACTAGTACTTTGTCTTGTTCTTGTAAATTATGAGGATTATAAATAGGAGAAGAGATAATAATGCCTTCTCGGTTAACATACTGATGATTAAATATTTCCGTGTTTAATATTAAATCTTTATCACCTACTTTAGTAGAGTTGTTGTATCTTTGACCGTGAGGCTTTATTATAAAGTTATGTATAGGTCTCATTAATAATTAAGATCATACTCAACAGATATAGCCATGTTCTTATTAAAATCTTTCCACGGTATAACTACATCTTGCTTTCTAATATAAATAGAGTACTTGTTTTCTTCCTCTAATATATCGCATATCGTGTGACCACCATAAACATCTTGACCTACAGAATAATGCATTGCATCATTTTTATAGTCTTTACCTACAGTGATTTTTCTAATTACGTGGCTCTCCATTTTCAGGATATTCTATAGAGCCATCGTTAATATTAACGTTAGCAGTTCCATAAGTTTTTTCTAACTCACCTTGTAAAAGTGTAGCCTTATCTCTAACTACAGCTAACTGATGTAAGTAGCCATGCTTTTGAGCCTCTACTCTACCTATTTCTGATTGCAAGTTGTTTATGTTAGAAACTACTTCTTGTAAGTTTTTTAATTCTTCGTCTGTAACTTTACTAGCCTTAGGCTTTAAGTCTACAACTTTTTCTTTCTTTGTTGCCATTTTATTTAATTTTAGTTTTTTCTAATGATCGACCGCCAAAGTACGCACCGATCACGGTTATTAATACTAGTTGTAATAAGTCAGTCCACTTTTGCTCTACATTAAAAGATATAGCGCCAGCATCAATGAATATCATTAATACTGTTGATACTACTAGAAATATAAGCACTAGCGGTCTAACGTTTTTTGATAACCAAGAATCAGAGTTCATATCTGCTTCCCAGCGGTTAGTCACCTGCTTTTGCACCTCTAGTTCATGACTAGATATTAATTCTTTAATCTTCTGCTGAGCAGCTAACTTTTCTTCTTTAGAAGTGGTGAGGTTATCTAAAACCCCACCAACATCTTTAATAAGTTTACCCGCCCCAGATGATAAAACTTTCTGAAGCAAACCCATTTACTTCTTACCTTTATGCCCTATTTTAGCAGGAGACTTCTTCATCAACTTAGTAGGCGTATCTTTTTTCATTAACTTCATAGCAGCAGGCTTAAGCATCTTTGCTGGTGAAGCTAATATTTTGTCTCTTAATTCTTTTGGTAAATTCTTTTGTTTACCAACTAAAGCTTTTTTAGCAGGGGATTTTTTCATCAACTTTGCTGGAGCTTTCTTAGCCATTTTTGCCGAAGATTTTTTCATCATTTTGGCCGGAGCTTTTTTCATCATGATTCTTTTTGTTTAATGTGTTTATACATTGATTTTCCTAGGAGCTCACCAAACTTACTATCACTCTTATAGTGGGCGTGAGCTACTCTCCTACTATAAGATATTTTTTTAGCTAACTTTTTAAAAGCACTTCTATGTCTAGGGTACTTATCACCTAGCACTAAACCTATTAAAAACCCTTGGGTTGAGTGACCTGATGGGTATGAAGGCGTTTTCATTGAGTCCATCTCTATGTCTTGCATAGATATATTACTTTTTTCTGCTACAACTTTAGGTCTAGGTCTGTTAAAGTAGTTTTTAAGTTCTATTATTATAGGTGCAGACTCTCTTATTAAATCATCAGATACTTCTGCGTCATAATCTTTTATACCTTTCTTCTTAGCTAGAGCTTTAAAAGCACTAGATATGTCATCATGATCTTTAACAAAGTTTTTATTTAAAGGTATCTTATTCAACTCTTTTACTTCAAGCATAGTATCAAAAGAATTATTACTTGGTGGACGCATCTTTTTAAATGGAGAAGCATCAAAGTCGCTAAAAAACTTATTGTTAATAGCTTGATTAGCTTCTTGTTCCCAAGGAAATACACTGCTACCCTCGGCGTAGAACTTACCGTTATACTTTATCTTACCATCTTTTCTTTCATACTTCTTACCTTTGTACTCTACGTAATCATCAGTATAATCTAATACACCGTTTTTCATTTGCTTAGCGTGAAAGCCTTCGTGCTCTAGCACTTCTTTTTCTAGTTTACTACCAGGCTTAACAGACTTGTCTATAAAAACGCTACCGTCTTTATTAGCTTCGCCCAGTATACCTTTATCTAAAGTTTTTCTAAATACAGGTGTATTTTTATTTATCATCTGTCTTTATCTTTAATCATATCATCAATAGCCTTATTCATAACTTTATCTGTATAAGACTTATTATTATAATAAGGATTTTTAATTGTAACAGGAATATCTTCTTCGCCAAGCAAAATTCTATATATCCTATTTATCATATGATTACACTTAAATGACGTTTTGTAAATTGCATACTTCATTGTTGTACGATTTCTTTCTCGCCAAACATCTATCCAACCATCTCTACGTAGTCTTTCCCAGCGATGCTTATCCCAAGAGTATGCGTATACACCGTTTATAAATTCGTCTCTAGTAAATCTATTTAAACAATTTAAATATATCAAAAGCTCTAGATCAGCATCGTTTATTTTATTAGCCTTACATATCCACTTGCGTACTATTCTATAATACTTAAATAGTTGTATTTGTTTTATATCATCAGCTGTTATTCTCATCTACTAGTACTATGTCTCTTAAACGTATTACTCTATACATAATGCCATCATAATCTATATCATGACCAGCGTGCATATCATACATAACTACACTGTTAACTTTTATTAACTCAGCTAGATTACCAACAGATACAACTTTAGCTTTCTTATACCTATTGTCAGTGTCAGTATCATCTGTAAGTAGAAGACCACCTTGCGTAGTCTTCTGCTCTTTAATCTTCTCTATAACTATATAATCATTAACTGCCTTCATTGATACGTACATTTGAAATTACACAATCAGCTGACATAATAGTAAGTGCTACAGACACAGCGTTCTTCAATGCAGTCTTAGTTACAAGCACTGGATCTATAATACCAGCATCAACCATATCAACACACTCACCTGTTATAGCATCTACACCTATGCCTACATCACACATATCATCACAATCATTATCGCACTTTCTAGTATCTGTATGCCCTGCGTTTTCTAATATAGTATCGTACGGTGATCTTATAGCTTTTAGTAATACATCACCAGCTTCGCTGGTTAAAATTTTTTCCGATGCGTTAAGTAATGCAACGCCGCCGCCAGGTACAATACCTTCTTGTATAGCTGCTTTAGTAGCATATATAGCATCTTCAACTCTATCTTTCTTTTCTTTTAGCTCAACCTTAGAGTCAGCACCTACACGTATAATACCAACACTACCAGAT